AGTTGTAATAAAAAGTCTTGAAATTACTTTTGGCATTATAAAATTTGGATTAAGAACCATTTCAGGAGCTGCTAGAACTGTTGGAAAAACTGTAGGTATTATTTTTAGAGCAATAAGAGGTGTGACGAGAGCAATTTTTTNAATTGCCAGACCTATTATGAGTTTAGTAAGAAGCATCATGAGTGTGGCAAAAGCATCAGGTTCATTCATGAAAATGTTTGGTCCAATATTCAATTTTGCTTCTGGATTTGGAAGAATACTTGGCAAGATATTTTTACCCATAACTATTTTGATGAGTATTTTTGATTTTGTTTCTGGATTCATGGATGGTTATGAAGAGGGTGGAATTGTTGGTGGTATCAAAGGTGGATTAATTGCACTATTTGATGGTTTGATTGGAAGTCTTGTTGGTATGCTTGGTGATGGACTGAATTTCATTCTTACATTCTTGGGATTTGATAAACTAGGTAATGCAATCGAAAAAGCATTAGATGATATTGTTCTAGGATTCAAAAAATTTATTGTTGGTGGTGTAGATGCCATTGTTGGTCTATTCACAGGTGATACTGAACAAATGTTCAAAGGGTTGAATGCTATGTGGAGCGGTATTGAAACTGCTCTTCTTGCACCAATCAATATACTTGAAGGTCTTATTAATGACATATTTGAATGGGTTGGCATTCCTATTGACTGGAATCCAATTACAATCATCAAAGATTTTTTAAGTCCTGTTTATAACTGGATTAAAGATTTCTTTGGATTTGGTAGTGGTGAAGAAACTGACGTAGAAGGAACTGGAGAATCTCCTACAACGAGTGTATTAGAATTCTTTTCAAATGCATTTGGATTTGTAAAAGATAAATTCAATGCACTGAAAGATTTAATATTCAATGGAATACCTTCACTCCCATCTGTTGATGATCTTTTAAACTTTTTGCCATCATTTGATGAAATTACAAAAGGTGCATCTGATCTCGCAAATTTAGTTGTTACAAAAATAAATTCATTTTTGAATGTATTTCCTTCATTAGATGATATAACAGGATTTTTACCATCCTTTGACACCATTAAAAATAAAGTCATTGAAGTTAAAGATTTTGTTCTTGCAAAGATAAGCAGTTTTCTGTCAATGCTCCCTTCAATGGACGACATACTAGGATTCTTGCCTTCTTTCGACTCCATCAAAAATAAAGTTGTGGAAATTAAAAACTTAATAGTAAATGGTATTACAAACTTTATTTCATTCTTTCCTTCCGTAAATGATATTTTAAATTTCTTACCATCATTTGATACTATCAAAAACAAAGTAACTGAAATTTCTAATTTGATAGTTACCAAAATCAATAATTTTATTTCAATATTTCCTTCAATAGATGACATTCTTGGATTCCTACCATCATGGGATACAATTACTGCAAAAGTAACTGAAATTAAAAATTTGATTCTCGGTAAAATTCAAAATATCATTTCTTCATTGCCATCTATTGATGACATACTAGGATTTTTTCCATCATGGGACACTATTAAAAACAAAGTTATAGAAATAAAGAATCTTATTGTTGCAAAAATTGCAAACTTTATAGCATTCTTTCCATCTTTGGAAGATATAACACAATTCTTGCCTTCATTTGAAGGAATTAAAAATAAAGTTACAGAAATAAAAGATTTAGTATTGACAAAGATTGCAAACTTTATAGCATTCTTCCCATCTTTAGAAGATATCACACAATTCCTACCTTCATTTGAAGGAATTAAAAATAAAGTTATAGAAATAAGAGATCTAGTATTGACAAAAATTGCTAACTTTATAGCATTCTTTCCAACTCTTAGTGATATTACTCAATTTTTGCCATCTTTTGAAGATATTAAAACTAAAGTCTTAAATCTAAAAACTTTAATAACAACTAAAATTGATAGTTTCATAGAAGGAATACCTACACTTGAAACTCTAACAAGTTTCTTACCAGATATTAATACTATTATTGAAAAAGCAAAACAATTTGGAAAAGATGTATTTTCTTCATTGGCAGGATTGTTTGATTTCACAAGCATAGAAGGTGCAGTTAAAACTGCCATAAACATATTCTTCTTGCCAACTAATTTAATACTTGGATTAGTTGAATCTATGTGGAAATTTATAAAGGGATTATTTGGATTTGAAGAAGAAGAAACAAATAAAGAAGTGCAAGGTTCTTCTTTCCTAAAGAGTGGTGGAATAGGTGGAATTATTACATCATTAGTAGATGGTCTTTGGAAATATATAAAAGGTCTGTTCTCCTTTGATTCATCAGAAGAAGATGAGAATCAAAAAGGAACTCTTGATAAAATCAAAAAGATGTTAAATCCTATGGAACAATTACGTTCCTTTGCAAATAGCATTAAAGGATTTTTTAATAACATCTTTGACATGGAAAAGATCAAAGGATTTTTTGCTGATATTCCATTGATAGGTGGATTTTTTGGTGGGAAACAAGAAGCAGAAGCAGAAAATGTTGATGGTAATCAATTAATCACACCAATAGATTCTTCTAGTATTATTAAAAGTATATTTGGTGAAGTAAGTATTTTGGATGAATTGTCAAAAGTTTTCCGTTCTTTAATTGATAATTTAGTCACATATTTAGATACGTTCTTAGGTGAAGCACTTGGACCTGCTTATACTTCAAGAGCAGAACATATTGAAGAACTTGAAAGTAAAATAGCAGAAAATCTAGATAAAAGTGATGCTGACATTGCAAAAGCAGTAATGGATTATTCAAAAGATGAAGATATTCAATTTACTGAAAAAGAATTTACTGATGCATTGAACAGGCAAGCAGCATTAAGATTGAAAGAAGAACTTGCTAAACCAGAAGATGCACTTTATGGAGAACAAGATAAAGAACTTATTGCTAGATTACAAAAAGTTGTTCCTTCAACACCTATAATACAATCAGCAACAGGAATGACACAAAGAACAGAAATGCTACAACAAGCATCTGAAAATATGGCAACACAACAAGCACAACAGCAACCTGTTATCATTAGCAACGTAGATAATAGCACTAGCTCAGTAGGAGCAACGAGTGCGATTCCAATACCTACAACAAATCAAAACCCAGATTGGTCTGCTAGATTGTTTGCTGCCATATCTTTTTAAAACTTACTCGTTGGCAAGTTTTTCAAAGTAACTCATTGCACTATCTTCATCATCTTCAGTTGCCATGTTTGGAACTGGAGTTGATTTGTAGGAAGGTGTATATTCTTCCTCATCATCAATCACTTCAGCAATTGGTTTGCCAACAGACTGCTTGCCAGTCAATACAGCATCCAACCGTTTGCGGAGCTCATCATAACTCTTGAAATTCGAACCCCCAAGAAAGTCAGAAAGAGAATGTGATTTGCCAATCAGTTTCTCAATGTGAGAATCATCACCAATTGCTGAAACTTTATCAAATTCACTCTTGTCATAGTTCCAGTATCCATCAACTTTGCGAATCTTGAGCTTGAAGTTTGCTCCTTCCCATGCATCAAATGGATTGATTGGTGTTTCATCTTCGAATTCTGGCTGCATTGCTTCCATAATTTTGTCAAAGATTTTCTTGCCATACTTATACAGCATGACTTTACCTTCATTCTCAGGATTCGAAGAATCAGAAACTACTAGCACATTGCTGTAGTATTGCAATTTGCGTTTCTGCTTTCGTGCAATTTCTTTGTCTGTTTCGATTCCTGAATTCCAGAGTCCGGAATTATGCTCACAACATGGGCATTTTCCATTTACTGATGTCAAACAATTTTCAATAAACCACATTCCAGTTGGTCCTTGGAATGCATGATTCCATACTCGAACCCATGGAAGTTGGTCTCCATCAATGGCAGGAAGAAATCGAAGAACAGCGAATCCATTCCCTGATTTATCTACCTGTGGCTTCCATAGTCGATCATCGATGTATGATGTTTTTTCAGCTGGGGATTCTTCTTTTGCTACTTGAGCTAGAAGTTTGTCGAGGGCATTGTTTTTGCGAAGTGCATTGATATTAGACATAGTATTTCTCCGTATATTGTCGTATGTTTAAGTATTTCACAGAATTCATCATATATCTTATTTATCTTACTACAAGATAATATTAAAGTCAAGTTTTAATTCAAGATCATTAAAATTTAGATAGTCTACATTTTGATGACCATACCATTCTTCAATCTCTTCCGAATCAGAAGAGACATGATAAAAAACAGTATCAGGGTAATCCAGAAAATTCTGTGCATGCTGAAGTTTCCAGCTGGCAGAATTTATTTCTGTTGTATCTTGTGGAACATAGTTTGATGTTCCTTTGTATACATTATTGACCATTCCATCATCAGATTTCATATCAAATCCAATCATGAAAATTTCAGTAGGTTCATGATCAATTAACAACATTCTCACAGCAATAGGTCCAGCACTCCAACTAGAATATGATTCTGGAATAAGCAACACTTGATCTTCTTCATCCACCCATGTAATCCATTGATGATGATTTCCCAACTTTTGTCGAATATTATCAGAATCAAAAGGTTCATTTCTTTTTTCATATTGTTGTTTGATCGTATGAAAAAGTCTCATAATCTGATTTGGATCTGTTCCATTCATTACAAAGTTATGAAAATGTTTCTTTTCATTCTCTGTTTTTAGACTCTCATGCCATCCTTCAAAAAAATTGTCTTCGACAAGAGAGTCATATGCATATTCAGGAATTTTGGACCAACTTCTAAAATAGCAAAGATTGTTGTAGATGTATCCGTTTGTTGCAATCTCATGCATCATACCTCCATCAACAGCAATCAATGCATCAGACGTATAATCCCGATACAAAGCATTGCAACCATAAACAACTCCACATCTTCCTAATGCTTTCAAATCTAGTTGTAATCTAGATTCACCATTTCCTAATACGAAATATTTCATTTTACATATTCGTGTGGTGTTTGGTCTGGTTCTACTAAATCTATTGTACCTTCAAAAACATATCCAATTCCATGCAAGAAACGTTCAAAATTTTCAAGAACATCACTCAATGATTGATCTAATGGTATTCGATGTGAAATTTCAGATTCTTGTCCTTTATGATTGTTTACATATCTAAATTCAATGTATGAATTATACAGCATCATTTCCTTTCAAGCATCATTGGAAAAATAAATCCAAGAATATTTCCACATTGTTTTGCTATCTCAGCATGTTCCTTTTGTGTTCCATTTGAGGATCTTAATTCCACATAATGAATCCATGAACGAAGTGTTCCATGCATCATCAATCTGGTTTTTGTCAATCCTTCTGGAAGAACTGCTCTTGCTTGTTCCTTGGCAATTCCTTGAGCAATAGCCCAATCATAGATTTGTCTAGCCTGTTCAATTAATTCAGACTGCCGTTGATCCCATTGCCAGATGAGTTTTTGATCATCACATTCAATTGAATTTTGTCGATTCTTTACATCTTGAATTCGACACTCTCTTTTGACAAATGTGCTTTCAATCTCATTAGGATTAGCATACCGTTGGCTGAATTCCTGAAAACTAAAACTGCGATGACGCACAATCTGATGTGCGATGTCACGTGTTGTTTCAATTTCTAGGCAAGCACTAACCATCTCGAATGGGGACCAATGCTTGTGTTTGATAAGGTAGCGTAGGAGCCTTTCGGACGTTTCAGTGTTGTGTTGGTTCGAGGGATTCGATACACGGGCACAATACGCAACGAGATCTTGGACATTTAAATCCTCCGATATTGATTGCAAAAACTCAGGAGATGCCTGAGTATAGCTTATTAGTTTAACACTCATCTGCGATTAAAATTCCTTCTTGGTGATGGATTTTGTTGGCGATGTGCAATCACTTTCTGGTAAGAAAGTTCTTTCAATCTTTGATTCAAATCACCCTCTCTTCTTTGTAAAGAGGCGCAATCAAACTCAAGTTCACGAATACGTGTCTCAAGTTGTTGTACTTTTTGTGTTAAATGATCACGTTCACGAATTACATCATCAATTGTTGGTTTTGCCATATTTCCTCTATAGCATATTGATAAGATATTGTTTGCATCTTTTTATATCAGTTTCTACAAAAGATGCATATTTAAGAATAAGATTACGTTTCTGTGGCCATACAATGCCTTCTTTTATATCACGATCAAATTGATCTAAATAATCCAGAATTTGATTGAGTATGACCATTGTTTCTAGATGAATCTCTCCACCAAGAAATCTCCTTAATAATAGCGGATGTTGTCCTAAAACGCAAGTGAAAAGTGAATTGAAGTTGGAAGAATCAATTGATTCTGTTCTGAGAAGAGTTTCCATATCTGTCTGAAAAACATAACCAATACTCTGTTGATTCTTTTTCCAATCAATATATGTCTGCTCATCATAATCACCAATCCATGCTTTTGGATTCTTGATTATATTTGCAATAAAATAATCAAGTGTATTATCACCATATTTACGACCAATCCGATGAAAGAAAAATCTATCGTTTCTTTTAAGAAATGAAGACTTCTTTGCATTTGTTTTACCAGAATACTTTTTAAAATCATAATGTTCTTTGGTAAAATGAAGTTTTAACCCTAGATAGATTTTATAAGCATCCCAACTATCCATAACAAACATTATACGTTAAAATTTTTGAAAAGTCAAGTATTTTTTATACTGGTAATTGAGAAACTTTTGGAAGAAGATTAAGTTTCATTGCGTCAACTTCAATCTTTTCTTTGAGAGGTTTTGTGATAAGGGATGCTACTGTTTCTGGTTCTATTTTGTTTTCAGAACAATATTCCAGAACTGCATCAAGATATGAAACACCAGTTCTATTAACAAACTGTTCAATCTCATATGAAAATTTTTTCGCACTCATAATTTGTAATTCTTCAAATAACATATTTAATCCTATGATGGCATTGTGAATAATGCTTTTGTATGAAATGGATGTATATTACTAGGTTTTCTTGCGAAGACCACCCAACGATAACCATACCCAGATGTCCATAGTGGATATTCTTTTTTAATAAAATCTAAAATACTATTACCTGTAGTAAATACATCATCACATATCAAAACAGGATCCTTTTCGTTTCTGCTGGCATATTGATTTAGTGCCTCTGCCAAAGGCAATCCACCTCTTGGAATTCCGACTGCTTTGAAGAATGGTTTTTTTTGATAATCCATAATCATTGTGGCAATTGCATTCCATTCATCTGCACTTAATGCATCACATTCGATTTTCCATTTAAGAGGAATACCAGAATGACTTATAAAATCTATTTTTTGAAACAAATCAATGTTAATATTTTTATTCATAATTTTCTTTATCGGAGAGTTTTTATGGGGCAGAACTCTCCGAAACTGCTACATCATTTATTTCTTTTCAGTAATAAATGAATAAAACTCATTTGCTGTTTTAACTACTTCTTGCGGCTGATACATTTTTGGAACATATTCAGCAAGAAATTGTTCTTGCTTTTTGCCAGCATTCTTCCACATTTCCATTGATGACATAGTTGTTTCAAATGCCACGTCATATTGTTTGTCAAGCATTTCTTTTGCCATTTTGAGTGTTTCAAGTCTAATCTCAAATGGGTTTTTATTTACTTCAGCCATGATTTATTCCCCTTTGTTGTGTGTGTGAAAAAGTGTTGAAAAGATTGTTTTGAAAATATTTTTGCTTCTAGATTTCTTTGCATCTATATAAGCAGAATATGCTTGTTCCCAATCTTCTTTGTATTCACTTTTGAAATATGAAATTACTTCTCGATTGTCATTAAAATTAAACAACATTTTACTTTTCCTTTTGTGTGTAGTGTGTGGTGTGGCAATTCTGTTTCTAGGTTTGCCACGAACCCATCTACATTAAGCAGCCAAAGCTACTTGCGCAGAAGAATAATCAGAGTTGTTTGCCTCTAATTGTATTTAGTGTTGGTCACTACCCTATTTGCTCTCTTTGCTATTTTCTTTTCTAGTCGAATACCTTTACATCCCCATGTGTTGAAAGAAATGTGGTGGAGATGGCAGGAATCGAACCTGCGTGCTAAAAAATATTTTCACATGTCAACAAGCAAATTCCTTTAACTGTTCCTTTGCAGATTGTTCTCGTTTCTGAGTATTTATGTTCCATCGACCTTCATTGTTACCCAGCCATCGATGTGTGGTGCAAATGGTACAGCGTACTGTTCTTTTTGATGCTTTTCTGCCTTTTCTTTTTTTCATAATTTTATACCTTTATCTGGATCAATCGGAATACCTTTAAATGGATCTGTCGAATTATCATTTGGTGTCATACCACCATCAGGAGGCATAATTGTTAGTTTGGTTCCTAATGCTAAAACGCATGCCCAATTTGTATTATATACTTCGATGATCGAATAAGTTTTTGTTTGAAAATTATGAGCAATAATAATCTTTGCAGCCATTGTTCCAGTTGGTGCTTGTAGATTAGTGTCTCCGTGCATTACTGGGTAATCACCTCTTTGTTCCGCAATTGCTACAATGTTCTGTAGTGGCGCACAAAAGATTGGTTTATTTGCCATTTGTTGTTGAGCATAAATTGTACTGGTTGCAAATAATCCACTAAGCAGTAACAGAAATTTCTTCATTTTCTTTCTCCCATTGAGATGTAAACTCATCAATGGTTTCTACAAGAGGTTGAAGATAAGGTTTCTTTTCTTTCACAAATTCTTGAACAGTTCCATCTTCAGTAGTTGTTAGAATCACAACCTGATTGATTTCTGTTCCAGTCATTTCTTCATACATCTCGGTATAGGCAGAACCTTGAATGTAATAGTCTGTATTATATTCATCGTTTCGTTCTGACTTGGACGTTTTGAAATCAATGACAGAAAGTACACCCTTCCATTCACCAATACAATCAACACGTCCTGCCACACGGTATTTTTCGCTCCACATTGCCTGTTCTTGTAAATGAATATTATTCAGATTTTCATCCAAAACAGGCTTTAGTTGTGTGAACATACACCATGGTAGAAACTTTTGTTTATGATGTTCTGTGTCACTATTATTTATATAATCTTCACAAATCTTATGAAAAGCTGTTCCTCTTGCTGCGGAAGTTCTTGAAATATAATCGGCAACATCATAACCAACAGATGCTCTCCATTCTTTCAACCATTTCTTTTTTCTTTGTGTTGCTCCTAGGACTGTAGTAATTGAAGGAAATACACCACCTGATTCAGTAAAATAAAATCTTTTTTTATTTACTGTTTTTGCAGTGGCATTTGGTAATGAAATATTTAAATGCTTAAACATGATATTTTCAATATCCTCTCATTCCGTAGTAATAATGTATAAAATAATCTCTTTGAACAGGTACATCACGAAAGAGACATTCTGTTTTTCTTCTGTCAAAATCTTCTTCAGTGGGTGATTCTGATATATTAGCATTCACAACAAGTGCGATAAGCACAATCATTATTATTTTCATATTATACTAAATGCTAATAGAAATGTCAAGGGTTGATTTTGAAATTTTTCTTCAAAAATTCTTTAATCTTATCAACAAATTTTGGTGGATCCTTTTTCTTTCCTAAAGCCCAAAAGGTTGTTGAATTCCAGACATGAACTTTAATATTTGTATTTTGTTCTTTTATTTCTTTGCTCATGCTAATTCGAAGTGTGGAGCATCGATAAATGGTCTTCTGCCTTGACTTCTTCTTTCATCGATATAGTGATTCATAGCTTCTTCAGCTGTGCCTTCCCAAAGTGCAAGATCATCAATATTCCAAGCTGCTCCCCAACGAATCGTAACATCCAATTCGTAAGCTGCTTCTTTCATTGCATCAGCAATCTCATCATATACGTTTAATTCCCAGCATCCTCTTCCATTGACATATGCCATTAAATCAACAGCATGTCCATGTAAATGCTTGGACTTCATTGTTTGAGAAGCACCAGCTGCAACTAGCTCTTTTTGTTTTTCTTCAGTCCTGAGTCCTTCAATTACACCAAAGTCAATCTTTGTTAATGTGATTGCCTTCTCAACAACTTCTACTAACTGAGGATCAACACCTTCTAGTTTGCTTTGTGATCTTCCCGATAATTTAAACATATCAATCTACTCCTTGTTTAATTTTTGATATTAAATAACTTCTTACTAATCCTGAACGAACAATATCACCAATTGTGTATTCTATTAACTGAAACTCATCCATAGGTGATAATATATTCATAAAAACTTGCAATCCTTCTTTTTCTGAATTCTTTTGCAAATCTGTTTGAAAGAAATCCCCACAGAAGATAATCTTTGAATCTTGACCAACTCTTGTAATAATAGTATCTAGTTCATGGAAATTAAGATTCTGCGATTCATCAACAATAATGATTGCATTATCAAGTGTAATACCACGAAGAAAACTTGTTGTCATAAACATTAAAGAACCTTGATTCTTTAAACGATCATACAACATATTGAATGCTTGTTCATTCGGTTGTTCAAACATAAATTGTACCATGTTTTGATATGGCACTTGAAACAATGCTGTTTTGTCTTCTTCATCTCCAGGAAGAAATCCAATTTCTCGAGTCGGAACAGCTGAACGAACCAAATAGACACATTCTTGTGTCGTTTCTGGGTTTAGAGCATCTTTTAAGGCAAGATAAAGAGAAATGAAGGTTTTACCAGTTCCTGCTGCACCATAAAGAAATAAATTCTTTTTGTCTTTGTAAGCAGTAAATGCTACTTTTTGATTATCAGTTACTGGTTTAATAGGTAAAAGATTGTGATATCTTACATCTTTGTTTTTGTTACTCATAATAAATAACCATGTTGAGTTTAGGAATATTTATATGACTAAGCATGTTTCCATTTCTTTACTGCTTCAGCCACCTTGACTTGTCTAACTGAACGCCTACCGTATTGTTCGGCAAGAGGTGTATTTGGATTTCCTTCAGCGATACGGGACATGACTTCGTTGA